CCTGTAAGGGCATCACGAACCGAAAAATGAGTCACATTCGTGTCGGCATTTACATTAAAATCTTTGTAAAAAATAACCCATTTAACAGTACTAACTGTTCCAAGGTCTGTGTCAAATTGCGGACTCCGCCAAAAACCGCTAATTGTGCCACCACCTGCGCCTTCGCTTACACGCCCATGAGTACTTAAATCATTGTCAACAGTATTCGCCCAATCACTCATTCCGGATGTTTCATTGCTTACGACATAGGGAATAAACATAGACCAAGCCGTTCCGCTAAAATCAATTCGTGGCTTAGAATGCTCAACATAAGACGCATCAACATCAACATTCGTGGCATTGCATTGGACATAATAATTGTTTAAATACATATACATATTATCTTGATCTAATTCAAATAAAACAACGCTGTCGGGTTGTGCAAAAACCTGTGCATCTGTTTTATTCCATTTATCCGTAATTATTGCCGGAAATTTGCCCTTTGTAAAATAATGATCAAAATTAGCACCTGTGCCATAAGTTTCTGCCGTTTCATCCGGGCTAAAATCGCCATAAGCCATAGGAATTGGTTTATCTATGTTTTCTTCCGGAGCATTTGGATAATTTGCCGTTGTAATTCTATTTTTAGGAATTTGATTATGATATGTGCCATCATTATTTATTAAAGTTAATTTAACATCGGCATAATTGTATTTGATGTCTCCGCTAATTACACCAGTGCCAATTAATCTATCACTACTATCTAAAATATTTGTTTCGTGCTGATCTGTTCGGGTGTGTAAAAATAACTCCCATTTGCGATTTCCAAAATTTTTTGTTGCAAACAAATCTGTAAATCTTCCCCCTTGTAATGTATCCGGAGTGTTCATCAAAGTAACATTCATTGATCCGGTCGTGCTTGTAAAGCTAAAAAAATCAATTGACTGTGTATATTCGCCCCAATTTTTAACGATACCATAATAAATATCCGAGCCATTATTATCAACGATGTGCTGATCGGAAACGCCAATAAAATTTGTAGATGTTGAATCATCATTGTAATAAAGCTTTAACACCCAAAATGCGGATGTATTTGCAAATTTTAAACTATCTGTTAAGCTTGAATTAAGACTAAGCAATCGGACTTCCCATTTGATTTGCTCTATTTATTGCCGGTACAACTTGATCCCGTATAAAAGTTTCATCAACCACGCCACCGCTAATGTTGACAGTAATACCCCCACCGCCCTGAACTCCGTTTAAATTTGCGCCTTCAAGTGGCGTAACGCTTACTTGTTCCGCCCTATTATTTTCGCCTGCCAAAAACATTGTTGGTCTGGTCACAACGCCATCATATCCGGTTTCCGCCTTAATGACTTGATTAAATAAAGCGTTTGCGCCTGCGCCTGCAACAGCACCGGCAACTAAATTCAATGGAAAAGGTACTTCCGTCAAAGCGTTTTTAACCGCACCAAAAACACCTTCAACAATATATTGACGGGCTAAGTTCTTTGATGCACCAGCTAAATCATTTGAACTGGCAACCCCTTTTAATTGGCTTTCAACAGTCTTTTTTTGTTGTTCGTCATTTTCGCCACCTGCGCCACTTGTGGCATCAAGCCCCTGTTCAACTTTTTTAAACGAATCAGATGCTTTATTGCCGTAATTTTCAATTATTTCCCCATTTTCATTAAACTGATGACCTTCCGCTTCTAAGCTTTTCCTAAATTCGCTATTTTTTAAAATTAAATCAGAATATTGTTGTTTTAATTCTTCTAATTGCAAATTTTGCTTTGAAGGGAATCTTTGTGTGCCTGCTCTCCCACTTTGACGATCTTGAATCTCTTCAATGTTTTTAGTTATTTCAAAAATTCGTTTTGCTAAAGCAAGCTCTTCCCTTCTTTGTTCCTGAAAAACCTCTTTTTTTGCCAGAAGCATAATTTCATTTTCATATTGTTGGTTTGTCATTTTTAAAAGATTATTTAATTGATTTGTGCTTGCGGATTCTAAATCAATATTTCCAATATAATCAGGATAATTTTTTTGCAATTCTTCAATCGCCCGATTGCGGGTGTCTTGTGTGGTGTTTGCACTTTTTAAAATTGTAACTAAATTATTAAATTTGGTTTTTTCTTCTTCGAGTTTTTCGCTTTGCGGTATTTCCATATACCGATTTACAGCCCCAACTAAATTTGTCATTGATACAACAGCTCCATTTAGTGGTGCTTCCAAACGATCAAATATTGTGATACCAAGCCCTTCCATTGCACTTCCAAGCAATGTGACCCTACCGCTTAAATTATCAAGTTGTATGTCTGCCATTCTTTGAGCTTCGCCACCTGCCTCGTTAAAGCTTTTCGTAAGTTTATCTGTAGATTCTACGCCATCCAATAATATACCAAATGCACTAACAGCCCTCTGACCAACAAGATTAGTCATTTCCGCAGTTGTTAAACCTTCTTTGGAAAGTTGTTTAAACGCTTTTTGCAAGTCTTCGGTTGACTTTACAGGAAAACCAATCCGCTTGCTTAATTTTGAACTTTCGTTGCTTAATTCTAAAAATATCCGCCTTAAAGCAGTACCAGCCATTGATCCATCTATACCTGCATTGGCTAATGTCCCCAAAATAGCCGTAGTGCTTTGAACATTTACGCCAACTTGTTTGGCAATTGGCGCAACATATTGCATGCTGTTTGCGAATTTGTCCATATCAAGAGCAGATTGACTAAACGAAGAAGCCATTGTATCTGTAACTTCCGACGTTTGGCTAACATCTAAGCCAAACGCTCTTAATGTTTGACCTGCCACGCTTGCCGAAGTTGCTAAATCTGAACCGGTCGCCGAAGCCAAAGCCAAAGTGTCTTTTGTAACGCCGGTAATTTCTGACGAGGTAAATCCAAGCTTTGCAAATTCCGTTTGTAATTCACTAACTTGGCTTGCCGTGAAAACTGTGCTTGACCCTAAATCTTTTGCATTTTTTTCTAAAGCTTTTAATTCATTACCCGTTGCACCGCTAATTGCCCCCACATTCGCCATATTTTTTTCAAACTCACGACCAACACGGACAACACCTGTAATCGCTCTTGTGGTGGCGTAAATCGCTAAAGTTGTAATTCCTAATTTTCCAACAAGCCCAGCCATTGAAGCCCCTGCGCTTGCCGTAGTCTTATCAAGACTTCTTGTTCTTTTTTCTAACTCTTTATACTGAGTTTTTAATTTTGCGATTCCTTTCGCTTGAAATTCAATTGTTTGTTTTAGGCTTGCCATGTTTTAATTCTCTTGTTGAATTGCTATTTACTACATTTCTAATTATTGTATTTTTTTCTATCCATATATAAGGCGTATCCCCATAACCCCCGGCATAAGGAGGTGTGTTGGTTTGTTCGCAATAAATATATCTTCTTATATCATCTTGGAATTTAGTGTTTAAAATTATTTTAGGGTCGCAAAAAAATGGAAGTTGACTAAATGTGTCTATTATACTTCCAAAAGTATCGCCTTTGTTAAAATCTAAAGATTCATTATAAACTAAAATTAAATATGATTTAAAATCTTCGTAGGAATTAAAAGTTATTTTTTTTTGATTTTTCAGCACGCTTGGTGCTGTGTAAGGAAAATTTGAAAATTCGGGTCTGCCTTTTGGTGTGCCTTTTAAACTTGCGACTACATTTAAACCGATCAAAAGGCTATCTATTCCCCCAGACGTTGCGACTCCTGTATTATCCCCATCAACTCATCCTTTTCTTCAAGAGTCATTTGTTTAATGACATCATCAACAACCACACCATTTTTTTCTTGATAATTTTTAAAATCTCCACCACCTAATCCGTATCGAATCCATTGTGTCCGTGCCTTTGAAGAGTTTTTTATTGTTGAGATTTTGCCGTTTTTAAAAACAACTTCTGGAATATCAGTGCATTCATCCATCTGATCAACAGTCATTGATTTAATTTGAACTTTCCGGCGTGACTTTAATTGTGAATTAGTCATTGTGTCCCCCGTTTGTTGAAAATTTAGCTCATTGTAATTACCGCAAGATTGCCAGAAGCACTTGCCCCGGTTGTAGCCGTCCAAGGTATTTCTACAAACATCCCCTCATCAGCAAAATCTAAATTATGACCTGTCATTCTTGCACTTGGAATAGAAATATCAAAATTTGACCCATCATTTAAAGCAATTGCATAAGCCGTGTTTGCTTTCCAATCGGTACTAAGTGCATCAGCCATATTTGCATCATATTTTACTGTAATTGATCCGCTTATGTCATAAAGTCCACCTCTCGCATATCCATCGGCTTCTGCGCTTGTCCCTTGCCAGCCGACTCTATTTGCCGGATTCGTAATCGTCATTGTAAAGTCACTACAAGTAACCGCATGACCGCCAAAGGTTAAGGCATTTGTAAAATCAAATAGCCCTTTTTCAAAATTCGATGCAGTTGTTGCCCCTGTAACACCGCTATCTTTAATTATTGGAGCATAACCTGACATAAATTGACCACTGGCGTGCATACGCCCGGCATCAGTACCCATTGAAAAAGCTAATGTTAAATTTTGAAGTACCGCAGAGTGCATAATTTGATCATCAGAACCTAAACCCGTGTTGGATGTACCAGCCTCTAAAAGTATAATTCCAACATTATCGGCAGAAGCTTGTCCGTGCGATAAATTTTCTTGAGCGTCGTGTACACCTGAATTAATAGTAATTGCCCCGGTGCAATCAGCAACGCCGGTTGCTAAACTCAACAAAGTTTGCAATAAAATTTCATTTTCTACTAAATAATCAAAATCCCATGTCCAAATTCCTGACCCATAATGCCGAATAAAATCGCCATCCTCGTAAGCTCTTCGACCCGACCTTAAAACAGATGAGGTTGTAAATGCGCCATCATAATTTATATTATTCAATTGATTTAAGCGCATAAATAGTCTTGTTCCGGATAAAAAATCAGCATCAGCAAGACTTCCATCGCCCCCTAAAGCCAATTCGCTTACATCTTGCTTTCCTACAATACATTTATATTCTCTTCCTGATGCAGTAGTTGCCATTTTACACTCCCTTTAATTTTTGACTAAATTATTTACAGTTAAATAATTAAGCTGTTTAAACGGCACGCCAGATAAATCAACTGACTCGCCTTTTTTTAATTTTTTAAATTGTTCTTCGGACAAAAGCCCTTTATTCGGCATCAATTTTTTAAAATCGCCGGTAGCCTTGTAAATATTTTTATTTATTTGTTTTGGTTTTGCCATTATATTTCCCCATAATTTATAATTTAGGCTCGTGAAATTCTACAACTAAAATCAAATCTCGCAACATGAAGATTATCAATCGTTTCTTCGTCATCCTCAAAGTCATCAAATACTACTTCGCCAACAGTCCCATCAACCCAAGGAAAACTGTTTGCTCCATTTTGCATATTGTTAAATAATAATTGATAAAGCCTTTCGGCATCGCTATAAAATTGCTCATAAAACCTTTCACTTTCATCTCCGATACTATAAAGACTAATTGTCGTATTATAAACCTTGCGCCATTCCGTTGCAAATAATTCATCTGTTTCCGAACTAAATCCCCATAATCGTATCGAATAAGAGCCATAATCTTTAAACCTTGGCGATATGTAAACTGTGCAAGCTCTATCCGTTGTAATTATAGATCTTAATTTTATTAAAACGTTATCATAAAAAACATTATGATATGTGTTTCCCTTTATTAAAGCCATTAGATTTTAATTTTTTGATGCCCTGCTCGAATATAACCGCCTTTATAACTACCTGCGCCTAAATGTGAGCTTCCTCTTGTCATGGTAATATTACCCGATTGACCCATCCGGACATTCTCACTAATGCCATGAACTTCAATTTCCCACTCGTCATTTGCATTTGCCGTCGTTGCATCAGTTGCGCCGGAAAAACGTATTTCTAAACCGCCGGCACATTCTTGGAAGTCCCCGTTAATAGTTTCCGCCGTAATTATTTGATTTGATTTTAAACTTGTGGAAGATTTTTCCCAAACGCTATAAGTCCCCGTACCAATTGCACCAGAATCTATAATTTTGACTTTTAACAAATCATAAGTTCCGCTATAAAAACCCCTTGTTTGAACCGGTCTAATTTTACCGCTTGTGTACGTCACATCTCGCACAACGCCATAACTACTATCCCCGGTAACTTGATGAGGTAATTGCAAATCTCCGGTCTTTAAACCTTTTAAAAGTTCTTCGGCTTCTTCCATGAAAGCATTTGCAACTTCACTTAGAGGGTCATCGCTTTTTAACATCATTCCAACAGCAACCAAGGCAGTTGTTCTTTTTATTATATATGGATATGAACCTTCTCGATCCATGTTTACTTCGGAAGCAAGCCGAGAATCAAGCTTAGACTCAACATATCTGCTTGCATTCCGGCGATATCTTTGAGTAAAAGTTGCAGTATCCTCACCGGATTCCATAATTAAATCATTTGGGCTGGAAGCATCATTATAATAATAGACCGCATCTAAGGTGCTTTCATAAAACCACTCCCCATTTGAATTTACAACACCGCTATTTGCTTGTGCGCTTCCAAGGTCTTGCCCATTAGCAAATAAAACAGTTACAAGACCGCTATTATCCGCCCTGTATAAATTACTACTATGAACAACCCACCCAAATATTCGTGACTTGCTATCGCTTTGGCTAATATTAGGATAAACATCGTAAATATCTCGATCGTTGCAGTATTCAATTGTTGATGTAGTTGCCATTATTTACGCCTTCTTGCCCTTTTTCTTTTTGTTCTCTTTGCGGTTTTTGCGGAAGCCCTAAACGCCGATGCCGTTGGTGCGCCTTTAGAACCGACTTTCCTCATTCGACCTTTTCCCGTTCTTTTAATTCGCTTTCTTTTAGCGTGAATATTCGCATATAAACCACGCTTTTTTCTTGCCATTATTTACGCCTTTTTATTCTTTTTTTTACCATTTTTTTTGCTTTTTTCTTTTTTGGTCTTCCCCTTTTTGATCCATAAGTTCCCTTCCCCATTGGCATAATTTTACTCCTTTAGTCTAATTTGTTTAAGATTTTTTTAATTTCGACAAGGGCTTGATCATCTTTTTTTGATTTCGTCGCCTTTGTGACCATACCCAATATGGCTAAAATCACAGTTTTTAAACCATGTTTTTTCACACGCCTTCTAATATAACTACTTAGTAAACTCATTATTTTTCCCCGTTAATTTAAACAATAATCCCTTAATAGATGTCCAAATTAAATCATCCCACTTGGATGGACTTAATGCAACCATCTTATCAATTGCCATAATTGCAATTAAAATATATTCCCAGTTTTCCAAAATAATATTCATTTTTATCCTTTACCATTTCACTCGATTTGCCCAATACGCCCCCGACATTTTACCTCTGGCAATATCTTTAGCAAAACGACGTTTAAACGCCTTCCTTCGTGCTTTTTGCGCCTTTGTTCGTGGATTGCTACCTGCGCCCCTGACGCCTTGTTGCCCAAATCTAATTAATTTTATTTTATTGCCCGACTTTGCAAGAACCATGTGCGATTTGGTCTTATGGTTTGGTGTTCTTTTCGGAATATTAAATCCTCTTAGTCTAAATCTTTTTAATCTTGGGTCTTTAGCCATCAATTCAAATATGTTACTAAGCCGATAAATACGGATAATGTTCCGCCTAAAAAAATTACCATACCCCTTAAAAACGCTTGGCTTGTTTCTAATTCATTAATTCGCCCCATGTTATGGCTTAAATTTCTATCTATAGACTTTAATTGCATTTCAATATTATCAAGCTTGGTTGTATGTGTCGCAAGTTCGCCAACTACTCTTGATTCAAATTTGCTTTTCATACCGATAAGGCTCGCCTATACCATCCGTAATAATATTTTTCATATTTGTCCGGTCTTTTTTCAGCTAAACTTGCATAATGTTTAATCCTAAAAGCTTGGAATCTTTCCATTTCTAAATTTTGGACGGCTTTTAATGTGTTTCTTCCTATTCGACCATCAACAGCAATATATTTGCCCTTCCCGTTTTTATTATTGGAAGCTTCTTGTAATATCTTAGTCGCTCTTGATCTACCTTGGTTTACAACGCTATCAAAAAAACATTCTTGTAAATGCTCCGGCAATCTGTTGCATTTACTTGGCTCATAATAATGAGTTCTGTAAATCTCAATCGCTTTTCTCTTCGTTAACGCTTTTATTTCTTCGGGACTTAGCCCAGTTCCTTTTTCAGAAATGCCGTATTTAGTTGTTCCGCCTGTATCAACAACTATTTTTGCGCCACCTTCACGCTCAATAATGCCTTCAATAAAATCATCAAAACTCATACAAACACCGAATCCTTTTTATATTGTTCCTTTTCATTAAGATAGCAAGCGACTAAAATAGATTTGTAATTATCTTTATTTACACCCATCATTGGATATTTAGTTTTTATAAAACGACTCCAATGAAAATACTGTTTTATTGGTTCTGTTGGGTATAGCCCAAAAAACTCTTTCCATTCTACGCTTTTAATTATTTTACAATTCCAATTAAGTGATAAGAATACACCAAACCACTTGCCCATTTCAATTTCATTTTCAGTTTTTATCATACCGCATTTTACTTTTAAATACTTATATTTTTTTAAAACACTTATAACTGATTTAAGATATAAATCTGAATCAACTTCTTCTTTTAATGTATAAACAGCGTGTTTTTGTTCGTGTAAAATCGAAATTGACTTTTTTGGCTCTACCGCAATATACATCATATTTCTTCCCCAAGAGTTTTTATAACCCCACCATGAATAATGTGTTTGCCCACCACATATTCACCATGAACATCATCATAATATTTTTTACATTGCTTGGTATATTCTTTTTCAGCCGTTTGCAAATTATTTGTTTTTAAAACAATCGCACCATCCGCCCAAACTACATAATCCTTAGATGTGTTTATTGGCACATTTTCATCAAAATGATAGGGCTTAAAATAAATCTTAATATCCAAGCCCTTGTGTGATTTTCGATATAAAATTTAACTTTCCTTTTCTAAGAATGCAGGTTCTACAATATTTTTTAAATAATAATCTTTCAATATACTTGCATCTTTCATCTGGCTGTTTAAACGCCCTATATCTTGCATTAAATTATTTATTTTTTCACAAGCAATAACAACTTCACTTGGTAGCTCTTCGGCGGTTTTTTCAATAGATTTTCCATCAATAACTATTGTGTACTTTCTTGGTTTATCTTTCATTTTGTCCCTTTTTTATTTTTAAAGATTATTTATGTCATCAATTACGGCTGTTATCGCATCGTATTTTTTTTTGGAATCTTCGGATTCTTTTAAATAACGCTTTTGTTCATCAATAAGATTTCTAATATTATAAGTGTAAATCCGATCCTCTAAAACCGATCCCGTATCAGGATCAAATCTTTTTTGCTTTATATTATAAATATTATCTTCATTTGATTTTTCTAAGATAACTTTACTTGATTTTTTTAAATCTTGATATTTTAGCCAATTCATTTTTATTCCCGAATTATGTTAATTAATTTTATTTCAAACTATCTTCATACGCTTTTTTAACCTCATCAGTCCAAACCGCATTGCAAATTGCCTTGCACTCATCAGACTCCCCACTTACATCCGCATTCGGCATAAATGATTTACGATTATATGAACTTGATATTTCGTTGTCATCTTCCACAATAGTCACTTTTTCTCGTTGTTGGACTACTTTAAACTCTCCACGAATCTCATAATCATAAGTAAGTTGTTTTGTTAAAGCCATTTTTACTCCTTTTTATTTTCCATTTAATTAATCCAATTAAAATTATTATTGAGTGTTATAGTGAAATCCAAACATAAAGTTAACAGTTTCACTTCCACTGGTGTCTAAATTAGCTTCGGTTAGTGTAGTAGTAGCTCCACTATTTGTAGTTTCGTACAACTGAAGCGTTGTTGTATTTGTTGGTGCAGTTAGCATCGGAAAATCAGCAAAACTTATATTGTTCATGTAGCCAATAGCTCCACCCGTATTAGCCCCTAAATGATCTTGGACTGTAAAAGGTAAACCTGTTATAGTGACCGCACCGGTTGAACTTCCTTTATCAGAAAGCTCCAACCAACCGCCAACAAATACTCGGTTGCCAATTTTCGTATATCGAGCTTGATTCCTACTTGAATGATAAGTTTGACCAGCACTATTGCCACCAAAAGCAAAAGCAAGATTTGTAACAAGTCCCTCTTCGTAATCATCCATGCAATTTCCGTCGGCATTTTCCACCACTGTTGCAGGAAATTGAATACCGCAAGTGTGAACCACCGCCTGACTGTCAGAAGACATATATACAGCAGTTACATTTGCATTTCCAAGTGTTACAGAATTATTAGCAACTCCTGTTGCGCCCTGACCCAAAACAGTTTGATTTGATGCGCCTGAAGCACTAACATTCGACTGGGATCCTAAAGTGGTATTATTGCTCCCGGTCGTGTTAGTTGCGCCTGCATTCCATCCCAAAAAACAATTTTCCGATCCTTCAGTGTTTGTTTTTCCTGCATAACAACCTAATGCGATATTCTGAGTCGGATGAGATGAGCTAACATAATTAGTGTTTAAAAGAGCCTCAAAACCAATTGCGGTATTGTTACCCGAATTATTATCGGCGACCATCGTTTGTAAGGCTCTTGCCCCAACTGCGGTATTGCCATCCCCAATTGTGTTATTTTCAAGAGCTTGATAACCGACTGCGGTATTATGTTCACCATACAAATCTGCTCTCATAGCTTCAAAGCCAACTGCGGTTGATGTTCCTCCGCCTATCTTTTCTGCACAAGCTGATGCTCCAACTGCGGTTGTTCCATCGGCTGTTGCATTTCCAGCACCCATTGCATATCTACCCAATGCAGTGCATGAATTTGCCCCTGTACTTGTAGCTAATGAATAAGAACCTAAAGCGGTATTATAATCCCCTGTTGTTAAATTTCCACCGGCGTTTGCCCCGATTAAAGTCGCTTCTGTTCCCGTAGTTAAATCTGTTCCGGACTCCCAACCAAGGGCAGAATTTTGACCATGCCCATCTGTGTCTGCTTCAAAAGTATATAAAGACTTATAACCAACTGCCGTATTTTTATCCCCATCTACATTTGTGCGAAGTGCTGACCAACCGACACCCACATTGTATTGACCACTTGTATTTTCTTGCAAGGCTCCTTCGCCAACCGCAACCGCCATATGACCCGTAGTGTTTTTTAAAGCCTCTCTACCAATAGCGACATTTGAATAACCATTAGAGCCACTACCTAACGCCAAATATCCCACCGCCGTGTTATCGGAATTGCCACTTACCTTTCCTGATTGGTAGCCCACATAGGTATTATGATTATGGTTCGCACCTTCACCAGCTTCTGCACCAATATAAACAGATTTTGAAGAAGTTGTAGCAGATTGCCCCGCTGTAGATCCTACCATTACATTATTGTCGCCACTTGTTAATCCACTTGCGCTACTATATCCTATAGCAGTATTAGATGTAGCACCATTCATAGAGGCATCAGAAACATTTTCGCCCACGAATGTGTTATAGTTAGAGTTACTATCTATATTAGCTGATGATTTCCCAAAAACTGTGTTAGCGGTTCCAGAATCATTATTGCTAAGACTTATTTTAGAATCAGCATCTAAGATAAAAATGTCTGAATTTGATCCACCTTGCATTAAATTGAAACTCATCTTACCATCTTCAGATCCACTACTTACGTCAGTTTGATTGACTTTAATTTGAGCATATACATCACTAACCGGAGTTCCAGCATCATTTAAACCATACCACCGAATTTGTCCAATTTCATCATTATCATCGGGGTTTGCACTTGCATGATTAAAATATAATCTTGGCGACCCAGTACCATCATGGGTGTTTTTTATAGTCAAAATAGGAGCATCTGCTGAACTACTTTCAAAGTTAATTGCAGTTCCATTTATATCTAA